CGGTTATCATCGTTGGATTATTTTCCGTTCTAATAAAGAAATCATGTCACGACATGAGGGGAAGATTCCTGCTCTCATCTTTGACATCGACGAGATAGATGCAATGATGATGCACCTGCGGCTAAACCGAGGGCGTGGGAACATATTTGCCAATAACATGTCAAGAATTATCAAAGATGTCTATTACAGCGAGAAGTATGACATCAACGAAATCCAAGAACTTTTGAACATGAACGTCATTGAAGCAGACATGATGCTCGATGGCTCACTCTTAAAGAGTAGAAAAGTCAAGGACCATACGTACTCAAAAGCATGGGTTCCAATTGAGGTTCCATCTGGCAAAGTAGAGAAAGCAGTTCTTGAACGACCTCCAAACGTTGACCGCTAGCAGACGTAAGTAAAATGGTGTAAACTTTGGTAAAACTTGTCCACAGTGAGGTTTTATGCCAACACCAAGCAATGCAACCGATAGCGAACTAACGCCTCCTACAAGAGCAAGAATTTTGCCATCCCGAGACAGGAATCAGCGTCCTAGTTTTTTGCGTCGCGCTGCGGCTTCAGGCCTAAATCGTCTAGCTAATATTGTTTCGCCACAGCAGCGGCCAGCCGCTGGCACAGCGTAAAAGGTAATTCTACATGCTCGATACAACGGAAATGCTCGTTTCCGACAATGACCTCAGCATATATATGGATATATCTTTTTCCATGCGTCAGAAGGACGCGGCGGAGTTTGTCCTAAAGGGTCTACAGATGGAATTAGAAGCTTACCTAGGTAGGCCGGTAAGGCCTCAGGATTTTACGGAGAGCCATGTCATACCAAGCTCCTACGTTGGAATTCCTGCAACATCCTTCTTCTATGATTCAAGTCTTAACTCAACTGGGGAGAGCCTTAATTATTTAATGCCCGCAATAAATATTTCCTTGAGGAATACTCCAGTTATTAAAGTGACAGAAGTTAAGTTTAGAAATATTGCTGCCCCATATCAATTAATGGGCGAAGCTGTGACCCGTACCTGCGACATAACCGCCGCTCAACAAACTTCTGCATCAGTAACATACACATCGACCGGACACAGTCTAACGGTTGGTCAAACAGTGTCGATTAAAAACACAACTCCCTCAACATACAATCTTTCAAATAAACAGATAGTCTCCATAACATCAAATACTTTTACAGTTGCTGAAGTTGTTGGTTCGCTCGGTACTTATGTTAGTGGTGGTGTTGCAACAGCAACAGGAAATGATTATGTCGTTCATCGTTACGGTCTTGAGCTTTTTAGGGGATTTGCCAACGATATAGTTGATGTCACTTATCGCGGAGGCCTCGAAGGCGACATACAGGAAATGTTCAAGCTAATGATTCTTCGCGCTGCAACACGTGAAATGCAAAACATGCATGACGACGTTGTTGGTATAAAAGATTTGAATTCCAGGAACGTTGCTCCGCTTGAGACTGGATTCCTGGAAAAAGAACTAAATGCTATGAAAACTTACAGGCGAAGAAGAATTTAATGGCTGAAACAGAAATCAAAATCTCCACACGGGGACTGGGGTCGATGATTGCTAGCCTAGAAAAAAAAATAGTTAGAGCACAGGATTTTGCTCCAATTTTTCCAAAGGCAAAGGCAGAAATTGCTTTATCAACTGCCGCAAACTTTACATCCAATGGTCTCTTGGTTGGCGGGTGGTCTCCTCTTGACGCACAGTACGGCGCCTGGAAGATGACTCGTTTTCCCGGAGCACCACCAATGGTTCGTACTGGAAGATTGTTTGCAAGTTTGACATCTCAGAATATGGCGTCTGTAAACATTGCCCCAAAATCATTTACCATTGGGACAAACGTCGAGTATGCAAAGTTTCACCAATATGGAACTTCCAAAATGGCAAAGAGAAAAATACTTTTTGTTCCTGCGGAGTTTTCTGCAAAGTTTGCAAACGATGCCGCCAAATGGGTTAACTCAGGAAACATCTAATGGAACCAGCCGAGTTGATGTATGGGGCTCAGTTTGCAAAAAAGTTTGTAACCGACTACCTAAAAACCGATATCCCAAATCGATTGGTCATGTACAGAAACGGCTGGAACCTTGACGACATTGTTCTACCCAATCCTGAATCATATTTGACATATGAGCCTCTTGCCCTTGATGCGTGGCCCACGATAATTACAGTGGTTCTTTCAACCAAGACCTTCGATAGGCGTGGTTTTGCAAATGGCCTAGACCCTCTTTATAGAGTTGTATACGGTATGAGAACATACGTATGGGTCCGCACGGAGGGTTCTGAGCAGACAACCGATATGCGCGACAGATTGACCACCGTTGTCCGCTCCGCACTCCTTGACTACCCGTGCCTTCAGAGGGATGGGGCTGACAGGGAGGCAATGATTGACGAATCTACGGTTGGCGAAGAATTTTCGGATTTAACCCTTCTCAAAGGTGACAGAGTTCTTGCGGGAGCATATATCGCCTACGACCTAGCAATAGACGAAGTCATAGCCAGACAGAATATTGCCGATGAAGTGACGAGATTTGAATTTGAGGTGGGACAAAACCCACTCTCTACGGCGATTTCCGGAATCACAAACTTTGACGGAACTCCGGTTTCTATATCTGCAGACTGACATGGACGATAGTTTCTTTCAACCACTAGACAACTATACAGAAAAACTGGATAGCTCATATTCCGACTGCGTCCAAATACAGAATTTATCTGGGGGAATACTTCAGGCCGTAGAGGGCATTTATATGAGAAACTATTCATTCGGACTTGTTTCTAAAAGCAACAAGAATATCGAAAAGTTTTTAAAGCAAAGAAAAATAAAAGTCTATGAATTCTCTGTGGTGAAAGCTGCAAAGAAAAAGAAAACTGAAGAAAAAAAGAAGATTGAGATGCCCCCAGCAGAAAAATCAGGACAAAGCATTGACATCGGTAATTTAACAGCACTATTTACCAAAGAAGAAAGCAACAAAAATCAAGACGAGATTTAAGCGTTCCGGTTAAAACGTACGCCAAAATCAAGCTGCGAGTAGTTATACTCTCAGTAGTCTCATAACAAATAGTTCCGATTTAAATGGGACGGAGGAAACAATGCCAGGCATAATTGTAACCACATCAGTTCGTACGGGTCCAACAAACACTCAGACAGCAGCGACCGCGACAATGTTCGTAGTCGGTGTAACAGAGCGCGGGCCAGATGGCACCTCGCATCTTGTTACCAGCATCTCTGACTTCCAAGATATTTTTGGTGGTTACGTTTCGGATGGCTGGACATACCAAACTATTGAAACATTCTTCGAAGAAGGTGGCGCACGTGCATACGTGTCACGTGTCGTCGATGAAAGCGCAGTAGAGGCAAGTATCGATTTGTCGGTTTCGGGCAGCGTTGCTGTAAGCCTTTTGGCATCAGGAACCGGAACATGGGCAAACACATCAGCCCTTGGTGGGTTGACCGCGCAAGTGACGCACCCATCTGCTACGACTTTCAAGGTATTGATTGCTCTGAATGGAACACAAGTTTTCGCCAGTCAGTCACACACATCGATTGCAAACTTTGTCGAGGAAATAAACAACAACTCAACCGCAGCCTTGTACCTGACAGCTTCTGCTGGAACTACAACCACTAGACCTGCGGTAATGGCTGCAACAGCTTTCTCTGGTGGAACAAACGGTTCAGCACTTGTTGATGCAGATGTTGTAACAGCGCTTAACACTTTTACATCGAACCTTGGACCAGGCTCTGTCTGTGCTCCAGGATTCACATCGACAGCAGTTCGTACTGCCCTTCTCGACCATGCAGAAGATAACAACCGTATCGCGCTCATGGGATTTGACAAGGAAGACACGGCTTCACAGGCAATCGCGGACGTGACTGATTTCTCGGGTCTGGCAAATGCCCAGTTTGGTGCATTCTTCTACCCATGGGTAAAGATTCCAAACGGAACTCTCACTTCGGTGATTCCACCAGAGGGATACGTCGCTGGAAAACGCGCACAGGTGCAAAATCAGTTCGGTGCATGGAATCCGTACGCTGGCGAAAGAACAGAATCAGATTTCGTAACCGGGCTTTATACATCGCTTTCGAAGTCCGAGGCTGACGCGCTCGATGCCGGTTTCGTTAACCCAATCAGAGTAATTAACGGCACCGTACGTGTTTATGGTGCTCGTTCGGCCTCTGATGACACCGACAACTACAGATTCATCATGGCTCGCGAAGTTCTTAACCAGATTACGTACGAAGCAGAACAGGCTCTTGAAGCACTGTTGTTCTTGCCAATCGACGGACGTCGGTCAACTTTCTCGCGAGTTGCTGCAACGCTCACCGCAATCATGGACAGAATCCGCATTGGCGGTGGCCTCTATGAAGCATTCGGTGCAGATGGAAAACAAATCGACCCTGGCTACACAGTTCAGGTTAATGAAGCGAACAACCCGCTTACCCAGCTTGCAACTGGTGTCATCAAGGCGAAAGTTGGAGCAAGAGTCTCCTCGATTGGTGACACAATTGAAGTAGAAATTACAAAGTCCAATCTAACGGCGACGTTGGTATAGGTTCACGGAGGAATATATGGCATCAGGTAAATTAGCTCAGAGGCAAATAATTGCCGAAATCACACCCCTTGCGGGTGGTGACGTAGTGGGTCCAGCCCTTTCCGGATACTTTGCACAGGTATCTGGTGGCGAAATCACGGCCGCCGTTGAAAAGATTTACGTCGGTGGAACACCGTTCCCCGAAGTACTTTGCGCCCCTTCAGAAGTCGGCGACATGACCCTCACTAGGCATTACGATACAGACCTTCGAACCATCATGAAGGACCTCCGCCTTGTTGTCGGTCGTGCGTACTACGAATTGAAGATTTACGACACAGACTGCGACCTTAAAAACTCACAGTCAGAGCGCATTTATTCCAAGGTTCTTTTGACGGGTCTTTCGGAACCAGAAGGTGATGCATCAAGCGGTGCACCAGCAACCATCGCGTTGACCTTCGCTGTTTCTGGCGCTCCAACTCAATAAGTATTGACATCCGCCACTAAGGGCATAGCCCTGATAGTGTTGCGGCCATGACAAACTTCTACCAAGAACAAAACGAACTGTCCAAGCCTGCTCCATCTTTCGACGGAGCTGACGAAAATGTGCTTGACGCACTTAAAGCTGTTATCTCCAAAAAGGTACAGCGGAACGAAATATTCATCAACGTTCCAGAGCGTCCGGGCGTCACACTGTTGATTAGTCCGAATATCACGCAGAACCAAATCAAAGCGTGGCAAAAGAATTCCGGCTCGGAGTCCAAGAACGGTATTGATGCAACCAAGTTTGCATGTCAAGTCATTGGTCATACAACAAAAGGCATCTTCCTCAATGGCGAAGAAGTCCTTGAAGATGGCAAGTCGCTCGGCTTTGCATCTCCAGCCGTACTCAAGATGACTGGTGCTGCACGCGCACTCCCAGATGGTGTTCAAATGTTTTTCGGTCTCGACCCACACGTCGAGTCTGCTGCTCTTGCAATCATTGATGCTGCAGGTTACGGTGACACCGTAGAACAGCAAGAAAACCCCTCGAATCAGTCCTAGAAGAATTAAGCGAAGACACGCGCATTCAGACGGCTGCGCGTCTAGGTGAGGTTTTCGGTACAGACCCAATAAAACTACTCAATTGCTCGTTCGAGGAATGGGTAATTAGGCTTGCTTGTGCTAAAGTTGTTCAAGAAGACCGCGAGGCAGCCGAGAGAAAATCTAACGGCTTCTAGTGTGTCGCAGATATTTATCTAAGGCATAAGAGACTATGGCAGCTGACGAACGCGCAACGATAACTATTGACGTAGACGTCAAAAATCTGAATAGGCTTCAGCAGGTTACCGCTGCGCTTGAAGCAATGGGCGTCGCATCCGAAGTAAACGCCGCTAAGTTCGGCAATCTTACGGGAGCAATGACTGGTCACTCAAGGGCATCAAATAAAGCATCAAAAGATTCACAAAGACTATACGAGAAAATAAGCATACTCGACAAAGTAAGCATGCAATTTACTAAACAAGCGCGAAAGTTGATGCTTGGAGTAATGGCTATGAGCATTGAATTCGGCGTATCTGCTCTCGCCTTGGCCTCAGTCAACGCACTGTTCGTTATAGGAAAAGTTCTTGTAAAGAGCTATCAACTTGCAATGCAGGGACTGGCCGCAGGTCTCGCATCGGTTGGCGTTGCCGCTATTGCCGCCGCCGCTGCGTTTAGCGAAATGCAAACAGCTCAATTCGCATTTAGATACTCGAGCGATTCAACGACTAATTCAATGGATAAATCCTCGCTCGCGCTCAGAGGTTTATACAAGGACACTCAGTTAAACATCTACGGCATGAAAGCTCTTTCTGCAGCATTTGCTGGAGTGAGCAAGAATTCTACGTTTACTGCTGGTTCGCAAAAGATGCTCCAGGGTTTTTCAGATTTTATTGCATCAAGTGGTGACCCAACGAAAGCGATGCAGGCAGCAGCTAATGCTATTGGTTTAATCCAGAAAAAACAAACTGGAACGTCAAAGCAGATGTCCACAGAAGCAATTAATGCAATCAAACAAATAAACCCAGCTTTGGCTGATTTGGCCAAAAAGGGTGGTGGTGGATTTGGCAATAAAGATAAATTTATTGAGGCTTTGCTTGATGGTTCACTTGCAGAAAAATCTGGTGTTGCTGGTGCTGCATCCAATGTTGCCGGAACACTTTTCGCCCAATTCAAAAGCTACCTAACAAGTTCTTTTGTTGAATTAGCAGATGTTGGTAAGCGTGTGCTTGAACCAGTCAAGAAGGCAATGCATGCAATATTTACTAGCTTGACCAAGAATTTTAGACGGATTAGTTCTGACCTTGTAGCTTTTGGTCAAGGACCATTCCTCAAGTCACTCGTTACTGCTGTTGACAAGCTCGGCGAGTTTGCAGTCATGCTTATCAGGAAGGTCCTTCCCACAACTGAGGGTTTCTCTAAAAGGATAAGCGGAATCTTTTATCAGTTACAAAGATATTTTTATCAGGTTACAACATCGTTGGACAAAATGCGTGACGGTGGGACCATTGTTATCAAAACTTTTGGTGAACCAATACTCGAAATATTTAAACAGATTGGTAAAAGTGCTCGAAACATCGGGGAGCTAGCGGTGAAGCACAAGGATAGCTTCCTTAAATTCGGAGAAGCCCTAAAAAATATTGTTGTTGGATTTTTTGATTTATCAAAAACTTTTAAAGAAGCATTTACTGGAGCCTTGCCGGTTATCACAACCGTCCTTAACGCTATTGCAAAAATAGTTTCGGCGGTGAACAAAGTTTTTGGAATGCTAACGGGTCCCAACAACCCAATAGGTTCTGCTATAGGAATATTCGCAATGGGCGGAATGGCGCTTAAAGGTACCAGAGCTGCACAAAGGAAAAGGAGATATTCGGGAAGTGGTGGTGGTGGTATTCCTGGATACAACGAAGTCAGCGAAATGGACTGGGCTGCTAGAGGACTGCCAATGCCCAGCAATGCAAGCGGAGCAGCAACCGCAGCAGGTGGTGGAACATCCCTAAGCGGTGCAATGGCCGTAGCCGCAAGTGCTGCATCAGAAGCTCTAACAACAGGTCTTGCCCCTGGAATAGGTTCTGTTACTGGTGCTTCCAATGCAGCTGCAACAGCATTAAACAAACTCGCAACCACGGCAAGCGGAGCATCAATGAAGGGCGGCATGAAGGGTGGGTCGGTCGATGACTATGGATACATCGAAAAGATGCCTACGCGTTTGCCTGGACAATCACAAGCCGACTACATGCGAGATAGAACAAGATACATAATGAATAATAGGGGCGACGACTTACGTGACCTTGAATCTCGCGGTCCCCTATACGAACCATTGATTGCACCAGATGGACGAGTTGGTAGTGGAGGAGGGAGAACTCCACAAATAAACCGCGGTCAAAGATATGACTCATTTGGATTACCAATTGCTGGGGGCGCAGCGACAACCAGAGAGCAATACAAATCTCAACGGTTTGATATAAGCAAAAAATCAGATGCTTTTGCACGCTTACTGGGTTATAGCGACACTACCGCTGGACGCGCAGCTGACAGCCTGTGGAATTCGCCCGAATTTTTGAACTCTGCAGCTCAAGACAGTATGACCAGAAGTCAAAAATTGATGTCATTTTTACGTCCTAAGGGCAAGAGGGCATCTGACCTATATGCGGAAACTAAAGGTGGTCTGAAATCATTTTTGCCAAACACGGGCGCAACGATGAAAGGTCAGGCTCTACAAGTAAAAGACACCTTAAAGAATTCCCCACAAGCGCTTAAGTCATTTTGGAGAGGTTCTGGTGGCGGGATAACTGGAGCAATGTCAGGTGGCGGCACAACTGGTGCATCTGCGGCCGCTGGTGGAGGTCGAGTGATTAATGCTGGTCCAGGAAGTATCAGGGACATTGGACTGAAGGGGAAGCTTGGATACTTGGGAGGTAGAACCTTATTTGGTCAAGGGTATAAAGGCGGAACCTTCGGTACAGAACTGAAGAATTTGGTCACCGGCAAGAACATGAGAGACCGTTATCAAATGTCTCTAGCTAATCAGCAAGCTGTTTTTGCGAAGAATAATCCAGAAGCCGCTGCAGCAGGCGTAAAGATGCAGGGCAGCAGACTGAAGGCAATGAAGGCTGCAACAAAAGCAAATCTCAGCGGCCTTGGTGGTATGGGTGCAATGGCTGCTGGTTACGCGGCTAGCAGATTTGGCAATGAAGAAAATATGGGCGCTCTGCAAGCTGGTGCTGGAATGATGGCGGTAAATCCGCTTCTTGGTATTGCCACTGCTGGACTAGGAAGCGCAATGTCAGCAAAAACAAAAATGGGTGGTGTTGCTTCCGGTGCTGCCGGTGGCGCGGCACTTGGAATGATGGTTGGTGGACCACTCGGTGCCGCTGCAGGAGCTCTACTAGGTGCGACGTTTGGTTTTTTTAAAGCAAAAGCAAACCAAAGCAAAATGGTTAAAGATGCGGTCAAGAAAATTGGCATGAATCAACTTGCTGGAATAGCTGCGAAAGCTGTTGAAGGAGCGTTGATAGGTACCACAAATCTTGCACGAAAGAAGATGGCGGATACTAGTAAATTAGCCGATGCTTTCAGAGGTGCAAAAACAGAAGAGGAAAGAAAGAAAGTTCTCGCTCAATACTCCACTGGTCCTGGTGCAATTCTTTCCGGCAATACATTAAGCCTTGCAACTGGTAGCAATTACACCTCTACACAAGAACAATTGGATAAAAACGTCGAAGAACAAAAAAAATTAACTCCAATGTTCAACCGTTTCGACGGCGTAATGAAAGCGCTCGGTGGAACCACCAAAATGACGTCTGCCGAAATATTTGATTTGGCAATGCGCAAAAACGTAGACCTGTATGACAGCACCCAGAGCCTTGCTGACATCACCAAGAAGCTCGGTATTGGAATGGCAAAAACAGCCCAGCAGATGAAAGATGCGTTTAAGGACATACGCATTGGTGCTCAGGGTGTGTATAACGAGTACAAAAAAGGAAAAGAGATAAAGGACTCACTGCAGGGTGCGGGAAACACTCTAAGAGGTGGGAATAACTCCGCAGACGCAATGGCTGATTATCTCAATAAATTTGGCGACTATCTAGATTACAAAAAACCCAACTCTCCGCTCTCAAACATTGTCCAAACAATAAAGTCATTTGGTAGTGGCGAGGCTTTTGGTACCGGTGCATACTTCCAAAAAGGAGGGGTTCTGAGTGGTGTAACACAGACCGCAGAAGCACAGGCACTGGGCGCTGATTACACGTCTCAATTAAAAATAGGCGCTGCCGAAACAGTTGCAAATCAACTTGGTTCACAGTTACT